TCATTATTGCATTGAATTGTAAAAGTTGTACATCAATAGCAGTGCCTAAATTTGAATGTGCATTCGGTCTTTTTACTGAAGTAGCATCCTCTAGTATCTTAATCCAATCTCTGTACTTGTTAGTCATGATCCAAATATCAGCAGGATCCCAGTTATCTTTTTTTCCACCAGCAGCCCATCCATTATCTTTTACATATTTCGTTACCCATTCCATAAAATAACCATCACGTTCAAACTCAGTGAACTGATGACTACCAACTACCTGTAATAATTTTTTATTCTGAGCATAAAAATTCTTATACCAATCATTAGTAACACGATCCAACCCCACAACATCCTTCCATATCTTATTCAACTCTTTACTAACATTAGAATCATCCTTTAACTTTTCCCATGTTGCCCATCTATCATCATGCTTGAGAGCTCTCTTAAAAACATAAGCAGAACCCATCTCCTGAGCCTTAGTCATTGCTGCTGCATTAATAGTCTCACCTGATTTTCCTGTTGTACCTATGGTTATAATTTGTTGTATGCTTGGATCTTTTGGATCAAGCCATTGAATAGCTACTGAATCCTTAAAAGATGACCATGAATTTGGTATGTCTTTATACTCATATACTTTACCTACTTTATTTTTCTTTTGCTTTTGATTATCCTTCAACAACTTAGATTTAATAACAGTTTCATATCCTAGATCATCTGTGAATAAATCAATTTGATTTCTATTCTTAGGTAAGTTGGAAAACTTTGTTTTACCTTGTTGTTTAACCATCCAGAAATTAGAGCACGAGAATAATTCTTCCATCAAAGAAATAAATCCTTTCCTATCAGGACATGTACGTGGTACTTTATTGTAATCAGTAGAACTAAATTCTACTTTTGGATTGGCCATAAAAAATCCCCCTCTAGTATTTAGAGGGGGATGGTCTTAGATATCTCCGTCTTTTCGGTTCTCTGATTGGAATATATCAAACTCACCATCTGGATATCGTGCTGCTAACTTCATCATGTTAGTAACTACAACAGTTTGAAAGTCTACATCCAATGCATTACAAGCTTGTGCGATGTACCAAAACACATCTCCAAGTTCCTTCACCATATGCAACTTAACGTCACCATTAAGTTCTTTACCTTGGAAAGCAATCTTCTTTACTATCTCTGTGAACTCTCCACCTTCTGCACTGATACCAACAGCAGCAGTAAGGAGTCTAGGGATATCAACACCCTTAGATTCTAAGTCTTTAATTCTATTGATGAACTCATCTGTACTCTTAGAAGGGTGGCTTGTAGTACCATCGACAAACTCTAGGTACTTATCATAATCAACTGATTGTGTCATTGTGGATCTGAATAACGGTGTTCTTGTGAGTGATAGGTATCAGCAGATTGTGCTGGTTCTATCATTTTAACGTCCTTCCAATAGTGTCTATAGACTAGAAGGTTGCATTGACTTACGCCATGCAGTTTGCCTGGGTCATCCCATTGCCTCACACATAATGTGAAGTAAGGACTATGTTTATCAAAGAAGTTAACGAAACCTCTTTCTCCATTGAATTCAACGATGTCTCCATGTTTAAACATTCCATTCAGCGAATTTACTAAGGCGGTCTTGGTTGTTTTTTATTGCATCAAAAGCATTAACGTCTGCATCTTCTTCCTTCTCACTCATGATATCAGAAGTAGATTCTGCGACATCAAATAACTTCATCTTCGCTCTATCTATACCTAAAACAAACTTACGATTTGAAGTAGGATCATTGTACCTGTTCTTCAACTGCTTAACCATTATTCTACCTTCCTGTTCCAGTTCCTCGCTAGATATGAGAGCGAACATAAGGTCAGCAGTAGCAGGGAGTCCAAAGGATTCTGAAGTGTCAGTGAGGTCAGGATCACTAGACCCGAAACCAGAACGAGTAGTTTGAGTAGCACTAACAATCGGTAAGTCAAACTCGACAGCAAGACCCCGAAGCTCTTCAGCAATCGCTTTAACATAAGTATAGGAATTAACAATAGCACCTTTATATCTTACACTAGCACAAATGTTAAGGTAATCTATAAAGATTATATCAGGTTTGAATGACTTCTTAAGATTCAGTTCATTAAGTAAAGATCTAAAATGTCCAGCATGAGCTGACGCAGTAGGATATTCTTTAATGATAACCTTACCTTTAGTTTTCTTCTCAAGATCAGCGATCTTAGATTTAAACATCATCTGAGGTAGATCAACAATATCTTTAATGTTAACATTCAAACAGTTAGCATCAATACGTTCTGCAATCTTTTCCTCAGACATCTCCATAGTAATGTACAAAACATTCTTACTTCGCATCAAGCAAGCACTAGCCATGTGACACATGAATAGAGACTTACCAACACCTGTACCAGCTAATGCTATGTTAAGAGTCTTGTTAGGAAGACCACCCTTAGTGATGTAATTAAACTTCTCTAAGTCAAACGGCATCTTCTCTTCATCTCTATGGTAGAACTCATACCTACTATCAGCAGACTCAATGTAATCATGTCCTACATGCTCATCAAAAGATACTGCTAGGGCATCTTGTAATATACTAGGGATAGCATCCTTAGATAATTTCTCATCACTACCATCAGCAATCTTAACTGACTTGAGTAATGCATTATAGATTGCTTTATCCTGACACCACTTCTCAGTAGAGTCAGCTAACCAATCAGCATCAACCCAATCTTCATTAAGATCATCCAATCTAATCAGAGAATTTTTATAGGTCTCATCTGTAAGATCAGACCTATTCCCTAGATTAATTTTCAGAACTTCTTTAGTAGGAGTCTTATCATACTTAGATGAAAAATCCTGTATCTCCTCAAAGAGAACTACATCAACAGCATCTTGAAAGTAATCAGACTCAAGATGAGGAACTACCTTTCGATAGTACTCCTCATTACAAAGTAGATTCCGAAGGATAGTATTTTCTATCCTCTCAGTTGCCATAACTATACTCCGTTCTTGCTGCCTCTTCTAACTTAGCCATCACTTCGTCTGTGAAGTACTTTTCAGGATTAGCAAGAACAGATTTAGGGTAAACAGAAGTTTCACCGAACTTGATACGGTTGCCCACCCTTGTAAAGATGCTGTACTTCTCACCAAGCTCCAAGAGTCCATAGTACTTGTCCAGTCCACGCTCATCGAAGTATAATCTAGTAGCAACTTTGGAACCCTCCTTAGATAGTCGTGATTTTTTGGCTTCACACTTAATAATGTTACCCACTAAGTCTGTACCTTCCTTTTCTTTCGATTTGGATAAGTATATTATACTAGATGCAGCATACTTTAGTCCAGCTCCACCACCCATTTCTTTCATTGGCACATAGGATCCTATCACATCATATGTGTGATTCGTAACAATCATAGGAACCTTTGCCTGTCCAAGCTTCAAGGTTAATACCCTGAATGCACCCTTGATCAATTGAGATTTGGTCATGTCCCTAACTTGCTTATCGTTAGCAACATCTTCCATCTCTTTTGATGTACTCAACATACCAAGAGAATCAAGAACAAACATTAATGGTTGACGCTGATCCTTTGGTTCTTTTAGATACTTATCTAATATCCTAACTGCCTGTGTTCTAAACTCTTCTATAGTAGCAACAGGAAAGATTACCATACGTTTGGAATCTATCCCTCTGCTCTCAATCATATCTTTAGAAATGGCAGATTCAGACTCAAAATAAATAACCCCGCCATCGACATTACTATCAAGAAAGTTACGTACAACACTAAGAGCAAAGAAAGTCTTTCCTGTCGAGGATTCACCAGCAAGTGCCGTAACCTTGTTGGATGGAATACCACCAAACAAAGATCCACTAACGACAGCGTTGAAAATATAGCTACCTGTATCAACAAAACTGGAGGTATCTCCTGCAGCGACTCCATCACTGACGATACTTGCATACTCATTACCACTATCCTTAATTACTGTATCTAAGAAACCCATGCGTCTGTTACCTCACTTTCATACATGTTAACATAATTATACTGTTTTGCCAACTCCAAGGCATAAAATCTTGCGGAATCACGCTCCTCAAATACTCTCACCTGTTCAGAATTAAGTGCTGAAACTTGATCATCTTGATACGTGACTGTCCATACTGTCTTACTCATGAGAAGAAACTCCCTATAGTTACTACTTTTTTACTGTTCCACCCTATGCATTCTAGCACATTTTCGAGTGGTTTTAAGAAACTCTTTTCAAATTGTTTCTTGTGGTCAATGTACTTATCCATACCAAACTCTTTTGGTATCTCATTGAAGAAAGAAATACAATCTTCTCTGAGTGGATTAGGTGTCTTGAGATAAATGAATTTTATCTTCTCACCTTCTTGTATCAGAGGATACTTGTTTTCTATCTTATTCTTTTTAACATAATGGTTATAAAGAAGAGCTCCTCTTACATGGATGGGTGTTCCTTTGATATAGATTTCCGATCTTGAGAAGTATTTCTCAACACCGTTGCACCCCCGTGGAAATGCAATGTTCTCGTAGGGTTGCTCCTTTGTCTCTGCTCTGACACCATCGATAAATGAGACAAGCTCATCATTTGTTTTGCCGATAATGATCTTAAATGCTGCATATAATTTGTCCCTAAAGTATTGAGGTGTCGAAGACCTTGCAGTCTCTAGTCCCATGATTTTCATCTTGGGTTCTTTGTAACGGACTCCTTCTGAGTCCCACACGTTGAGTATGTATCGCTTCTTAGCAGTCCATATACCACGGTCAGCGATGTTCTCTCGCTTCATGATCATTTTCTGTTCATA